AAATTAAAAATTGTAACATTATAACACGCCACATGCCACTTGACACATGCCACTTGACACAAAAATACGATATAAAAGTGAAAAAGAAAACAATGATACTAAAAATTGGCTTTCTAAAAACCGGAAAAATGACCCAGACAAAATGGGGAAGGACAAGTGCCATGTGACACATTGGAAAATTAATTAATATTAATTAACCTTTTTCCTGATTGCCCTTGATCTTCAACCACCGTTCATACAGGGCAAGTGACGGGTGGCCCTTGCTAAGCGCCAATCGGTATTGTGCATAAACACTTATTCTGCTTCTGTGAATGCGTGCCGATTGCTTCATGGCCCGTGTTATATTGTCCTTTGCCACGTGCCGGTTGTCAATTATCATTTTACTCACCTCCCTTCATTGATTGATTGATTGATTGATTGATTGATTGATTAATTATTGTGTTTATTTCCTTTCTCCTAAAAGTTTATAATAACGCGCGCGCGTACGCGTTCTATTTATCGCGCGCCATGTACCAATTGTCATTTACTAATTAATTATTGTGTTTGTTTCTTTTCCTCGGCACAATAAAAAAGCCCCCATCCGGTTAGGGACAGGGGCCTTTATCAATCACCAAATGCTATTACCAATAACAACACAGTAATAGCAACGAGCCACATTAGGATTGCTCCGTGAGCCCGTTAACCTTTTTGGTGTACTTCTTCTCACCCGTCAAGGTGTTATTCTTGACGGCTGCCTTGAAATAGGCGACGCCGTGGGCAAGATTCTTGGTTATACCCGGATACGAGACACGTAAAAACGTCTCGATGTCCGCCTTCACGGCAAACTTATCCAGATGCCCCTGTACCTTGTCAAGTGTCACCTTGTCGGCATTCTTGAAGCTCTCCACGATGTTTCTTTTTGCTTTTTCCATTTTAAATCTCCTAAGAAAATTGGTTGTTGACCACGGATTCATTCCGTAGTCTTTGATCATGGACCCATTCCATAATCCTTGGGCAAAATTACCCAGACCCCTTTTGGGGTTTCGTCCTTCACAGACTCATCAGTGGGTTATTTATTATTATTTAACATACGCCCTTTGCCCTTTGGTGTACGCCCTTTGCCCTTTGCCGGGTGCCCCGGGCCAACTATATCAACACAATAAAAAAGGCCCCCTTTCGGGGGCCCTATTCTTATCCCAAGAAATCAAGGTCATTAGCATAGGTTTTTAGTCCTAGATGCTTAAGAACCTTTCTTGGTTCCGGGAGCCTTGAAGTTAACCACCAGCTCTCTGGCATCTTAATTTTTGTTGCCAGGGTTATGATGTTTTTCTTAGATGGCTCGACACCTGCCGCTTTTAGGCACCCTATAATCCTGTCTTTTGCTGTCATTTCTTTCTCCTATACTGATAATAAAATGATATATACCTTATACCGGGGGGGATTCTGCGAGGGAAAGGTTGTGTCTTTCCCCCTCCCCTCCCCCCATATATATTTCTGCGAGATATTCGATTTATATGTTACTCGGACAATGTTGTTATTTCCTCGTCCCCATTTATAAAGGATCCAAAAGAACCAAAAAATTTTCTTCGAAATTTTAAAAAAGAATTCCCGGCTAATGTTACCAGTGTACTGTGTTGTTCCCTCGTGGTCCCCGATATCTCACTCCTTTTTGTCTTTTTGTATCTCATAGATCCCCTTACAACTGTCGCGGACCCCCTATCGGATCCCCTCGGTATATTCTTATGGTGTTCCGCAATGTGTGATATCTCCAACACACTAATATCACACATTTTTGTGGTAACAACCGCGTCCTTAGCGGTTCTTCTTTATGTGGCAGACAATGTGTGACATCACCCATATAGGTGATGCAACACGATTTTGGCCGCTAAGGACGGTATCAAAATGGCTCATGTAGCATGTGACATCACTTCCGGAAAGAAAAAAATAAAAAAAGCTCTGATATCTCCGAGAGATGTCACGGTGCCACACATGGCATTCTGGCCGCTAAGGACGGTATCAAAATGCGTAGCACCCCAGATGCTACACTGGTGCCACACACATCCCCACGGATGCTACACATTGTGTGGCACCGTTGCATCTGAAATATCACACATTGTTGTTATTCACATAATAAGAAATAGTCAAATGGCCATTGACACAACAATGTTTTTATGTTATAATAATAATATGAACAAATTCTTTTTTAAATATATCAATCCACGTCTCTCTAAATATCAGTTGGTATGGTGTTCGGCGACATGGTGGCACTTGATACCCTTATTTAAAAGAAACAACCCGGCCGTGTCTGATCTAGCCTTAATATATAAGTGGCATTTTTGGTTTGGTCCTTTAGAGATCCGCAAATGGGAAATATAATAATTGATAAGGAGACAACAATGGGCAGAGAAGAAATAGACAGGGAATTTATTCTTAAAGAAGGTATAACACATTCCCCTATGCCAAATGACCCTTGGCAACACCGCGCAGAGCATATGTTATGCGCCACATGTATGTGGTCTGTGATAAAGTCCAGTACTGGTGGTAAGACGGTTGGCCGTTGCCGGCGTCACGCTCCGACAATGTCAGGTTATCCGGCCATATTTAAAAATGACTGGTGTGGCGACCATAAAATAGACGAAAATAAGGTATAGTAATGTATAAATATAAACTATCTAAAATTCGTGTGGTCGACGGCGACACGGTAGAAGCCGATATAGAATTAGGATTTGGCATCACTATGCGCCGGTTTATTCGTTTGTTAGGTGTCAACGCTCCGGAAATGCGCGGGAAGGACAGGATAAAGGGTAAGGCGGCAAAGGCCAATATGAAGATGTTAATTAATAAGTCACCTGTCGTTATTTTGGAATCCGCCAAGGACGCTACCGGCAAATATGGCCGCGTGTTAGGCGTGTTATATAGTGGCGATACGCCAAAAAAGCAAAATCTTAATAAAATGATGGTGTCGGACGGCTTTGCGGTAAATATACCCAGGAAAGGAAAAAAATAATGGTAGATAAGGTGGATAAAAAAGAAATAAATAAAAAGAAGGGGGCGGGGCCGAAGGAATTTAAGACAGCCCGCACCACTATATATATGCATCCATCCAAATACGCTACTTTACGGGACAGGGTTAATGAGATTGCTTTAAAAAATAATATAAGATTTTCTATATCGCAATTTTTTGTAGCGATGGCCGACATTATTTTGGCTGATCCGGTTCTGATAGATCGCATAGATCTGGGGCAATATTACGTCAACGTAGTGGAGGATAAAAGGGCCACTAAAATACGTATTAATAATGAATATCTCAGCGGCATAAATGACGTGGCGGCGTCCTATCACGTCCCCTTAAATAAATTAATTAATTTGCTTATTAAAAAGGCTGGACCTCCTTCACTGGAACATTATAGGTCGTTCTTGCGTATTGAACATGGTATGCACACATCCAAACCATTGTCTATTGTGCTGACTAAGGGTGAGGTTGAGCTGATACAAGGGGCCGTGGACATCGTATCTAAAGAGGCCGGGGTTAAGGTTTCCTTCTGGGATATATATAGGGGTATGGTATATTACGCCATGGACCTTATATTATACAAGGATGAGACATTAGATGACGTTGATGTGTAGGCTGGTATATAAAATTGTCACGTAAAAAGAAATCGGCGCCCAAAAGGGAATTGATGCGCATGAATGAATATAATGGGTATTTTTTGAGACTCTATCAACAGATTATGGAAAAGGAAAACATTATACGATATACCGTGTCTATTCACAAGGGTATAATGCCGATTGTCCGTGATAGATTCGACAGGGAAGTTCCAAGGCCCGGGAAGGAGGAAATTAATGAAAGGGAGGCGGTGGAGGCCGCCAAGACATGGTTTGCTCGTTTTTTTGAAAGGGAAAATAAGGAGGGCATATTTGATGGATGAACGAAAATTCCAAAAAAATGTGGTAAAAAGATGGCGCGGGAATAACCATATAATACAAGTGTTTAATGATAAAATGGCTATTGGCGTCCCCGACACTTATATATGTCAATCCATGCCGGCATGGGTGGAGTTCAAGATTGTCCATTTGCCTATAAAACCCAGTACGCCCGTTGTAATACATATTTCAGGGGCGCAGATAAATTGGGCAAGGACGTTTGGGCGTGCGGACGTTCCGGTATTTTGTCTTGTGGGCGTGGAAAGCGCAGGAAAATACGTGGGCTGGACGGCTGCTTTGATGTGGGATGATATTAAAAAATTCAGTCCGGCCGAGGTCATGTCTGGACATTCAAAAACACATTTTATGAAATATATCACCGAGGGGTACCCATTAAATTTAGAGCATATTATAAGATCATCAATTCGCACCAATAAACCGCCCAAACTGGAGTTAGTAAAATGAGTAATTCAAACGGTTTGACTAGAACCATAAGCAGACCCTTCGGAGTAAATAGAGCGCAAAAGCAAAAGCGAAAACACGGCAGAGAATACAAGACAACCCCTAGAAAAGGTTACTTACACATTGTCAAAGATATGCGCCCCGGTGACAAGTTTAAAATGGCGGATGAAACTATTTATACCGTGGAGGGCCCGCATCCAAAATCTATAAAAATACCCAAAAATATGGGAATGTGCTTTTGTAAGACAGGCTCTGAAATTGGTTAGTACGTCCTAGGGGATTGACAGCACCCCCCCTTGTGTGTTACACTTCAAATAGATAATTCGGAGACGCAATGTCTAGTAAACTTAATGTTCAAACCGTAGAGCCAATAGTCCTTCCGATGGCAGAACCCATGTCAGTGGAGGATTATGTAGATCGTATAGAGCACGTAGAAAATAAAATAAACTCTTTAGAAATACCATCCGATATTCTTCCATCTAAGGTGTCAAGTTATAAAACGTCATTAATTAAAAAGAAAAAATTTTTAACTTACCTTATTTTATTTGGTGGTAATGTAGGCCGGGCCAGTCGTGTCGCCAATATCACACGTGGCACCGTGAATAATTCATGGTTCAAAGACCCCGGCTTCAAGGCCATATATGATGATATTCAAGAAGACTTTATAGATATAGCGGAAGAACAATTGAACCGTCACATTCGCCTAGGAAATCTCACTGCAACTACTTTCATGTTGAAAACTAAAGGTCGGAAACGTGGTTATGGTGATAATGTTAAGGTAGAACACGATATATCTGAGTTTGGGGCCAGTATACTGGCGGCCCGTGAACGGGCCAAACAATCTTTATTGGAGAAAAGAAATGCCATTCAAGTCGGAGAAACAGAGGGCGTTAGCACATGTAGTGGCGTCGGGGAGGGCCAAAACGTCATCGATGTCGAAGTCAGCGGCCAAGAAAATGATAGCGCATGACGCCGGTGGCAAATTGCCAAAGAAAATTGGTCTAAGTTCAGTTGGTTCATTTAAAACCAAATAAATGTCAAACGCTGCTTTATTAAATAAAGATTTAGTTGCCGAGATAGGATCATTTTATTACGATCCTCTTGGTTTTGTAATGTATGCATACCCGTGGAACACTCCGGGAACGTTTTTAGCCGATGAAGACGGGCCCGATTGGTGGCAAAAACAAGTGTTGATGCATATAGGCGACAAGATTAAAAACAACACGATAAATGACGTTTGGGACGCGGTGCAGGTTGCGGTGGCGTCTGGTCACGGTGTTGGTAAAACTGCATTGGTTGCTTGGATAATCCATTGGTTTATGTCCGTCCATGACCAGCCCCAGATAGTTGTAACCGCCAATACTCAGTCACAGTTGTTGTCCAAGACATGGCGTGAACTGTCAAGATGGCACGGCGTATCTATACATAAAGATTGGTTCAAATGGACTGCCACCAGATTTCATTTTGTCAATGATACAAATTGGGTAGCCACCGCTATCCCATGGTCAGAAAAGAACTCAGAAGCCTTTGCGGGAACTCATGAAACTAGGGGAACATTAGTCATGTTTGATGAGGCTTCTGCCATACCCGATGCGATTCATGAAGTGGCGCAAGGAGCCATGACAACCAAAGGTTCTATGATGTTTGCTTTTGGCAACCCAACAAGAAACACGGGATGGTTTAGGCAATGTTTTGGCCGCTATAGGGCCCGCTGGTTTACCATGCGCGTTAATAGCATGGAAGCCAAAATGACAAATAAAGTAAAACTTAAACAATGGATAGAAGATCATGGAGAAGATTCAGATTTTTGTCGTGTCCGTATTTTTGGCATTTTCCCAAGACAGTCCGTCAAACAGTTTATTTCCAGCGAGGATGTTTACAAATGTCAGGATTTAACCGTTGATGAAGAATTGTGGAAGGATCTACCTAAAATAGTCGGTATTGATATTGCCAGGGAAGGTGATGACGCTACGGTTATAGCCGTAAGGCAGGGCAGAAAATTACATAAACCACTAGAATTTCGTATATCCGATTCTGATAGACTGGCTTTTGTTTTAAATGAAGAATTAGATGAAATAAAAGGTGATATTATATTTATAGACGCCAATGGTGTGGGGGGCCCTGTGTATGATCGTCTTATAGCTTTGGGCCGCAATATTATTCCTATAGTCTCAAGTAAACCAGCAATACGTGTTAAGCGGTACCATAATCAACGCGCAGAACAATGGGATAAAATGAAACAATGGCTCGCTGGGGGCGCCGATATTCCAAATGACCCGGTGTTAGCTGATCAATTAATAGGTCCTGAGTATGGGCATGATGCCAAGGACAGACTACAATTAGAAAGAAAAGAAGATATGAAATCTCGCGGCCTGGAGTCCCCGGATAGGGCAGATGCCGTATCTTTCACATTTGCACGATCAATAGGCCCTCGCGTAACTAAACATAATAAAAAAAGAAGAAGGCCAGTTAGTTGGAGGACAGTTTAAATGGTTAATAGTTTGGCCTCTGGTACATCATTAATAGATAAATCGGCTGCGGACCCGCAGAAACTTAGTGTAGGGCAACTTGAAAAATTTCTTGAGGAAATAAGACTACAGCCCAAGTGGCGTAATCAGGCCGATTTGGAAGCTAAATATTATGATAATCTGCAATGGTCAGCTGATGAAATTCAAGAAATGACTGACCGTGGGCAGCCCGTACTTATCACCAACCTAATCGCCCCAACCATTAATTTGATACTTGGCACTGAAGCTAAAAACAGAACTGATTTTGTAATACGCAGCGAAAGGCAAATAAAAGAAGATATACAGACAGCTGAGGCGTTGTCTGTAGAAATGAAAGAAATGGAACGTATGTCCCGCGCCGACAGGGCGTGTGCAGATGCGTATGCCGCCCAAGTAAAGGTAGGCATAGGGTGGGTTGAAGTAACTAAAAATCCAGACCCCTTTAAATATCCTTTTATGACAAATTATATCCATAGAAGTGAAATACATTGGGATTGGCGGGCCAAACATCCATTACTTGATGACGCTCGTTTTCTATTAAGAAAGAGATGGATAGACGAAGACGCCGCCGTTTTAATTTTCCCAAAATATAAAGATCTTATAAAACATTCTATGACAGGATGGAGAAGCTTAGAGCATGAAATAGAGTCGGCGGATGAAAATCTATTAAATGAGTATGGGCGTCGATTGGAATCCAATATTGAAGATTTAGATTGGATAGATTCTGACCGCAGAAGAGTAAATGTGTATGAACTTTGGTATCGTATATGGCATCGGGGTTTAATACTAAGAACCCGTAACGGTGAAGTTCATGAATTTAATGAAAACAACGAGGGCCACCGCATAGCTGTGGCAGGCGGCATAGGTGAGTTAGAAGAAGCCATTTATCCAAAAACACGGCTTTCCTTTTGGCTCGGGCCCCACCGTGTTGTGGACATACCAACCCCCCTCAATAGTTATAGATTCCCATATGTGCCGTTTATTGGGTATAGAGAAGACAAAACTAATGTTCCCTACGGCATGATTCGTCTTATGAAATCCCCGCAGGATGAAGTAAATGCTAGAAAAGCTAAATTGATGTTTTTATTGGCCGCTAAGCGCACTATTGTAGATTCTGATGCGGTAGATGATATTGATAGTTTAAGGGATGAAGTATCCCGCCCGGACGCCATGATTATAACCAATCCAGATCGTACAAACCGAGAGGGAATACAAATAGAAACTGAACTCGGTTTATCGGCCCAACAGTTTGAAGTAATGAAATCGGCCGAACAGTCTGTACAAGATGTTGCTGGCGTATATAATAGTATGTTGGGTCAAGAAAGCACAGCCCGTTCTGGTATTGCGGTCAATTCTTTAATCGAACAGGGCTATACCACAATGGGCGAATTAAATGATAATTATAAATTATCACGTACCCGTGTTGGTGAACTAATGTTGGACCTTTTAGTATCCAGTCTTAATGGTAAAGAGAAAGAAATAAAAATATCTAAACCGGGGGCTTCAAGTAAGAAAATTGTTTTAAACAGGGCATTTATAGATGAAAATGGTTCTATTAAAATATCTAATGATACTACTAAAATGCGCACCAAAGTGGTTCTTGATGATGTTCCGCAAACACCAACACATAGGGCACAACAATTTAATTATTTAATGGAAATAACAAAATCATTACCGGAAGATATTCAACGATTGATAGCCCCGGCCATGATAGAATTTTCGGATATGCCGGGGCGCACTGAAATAGCTAAGCAGGTCAAACAGATGATGGGCCAGTCTGTTGACCCAGATGATCTTACCCCCGAAGAGCAGCAACAAATGCAAAAAGATCAGGAAAAACAAGCACGGCTTGATCAAATAGAAGAAGGAATGTTACAGGCCGACCTAGATGAGAAGCGTGCTAAAATACGCAATCTTGAGTCTGATTCGGTAAATAAATCAGCCGAAGCCGCCATAAAGATAGTAGATAAACCGGAAGCTGCCCCGATGACAGACGACATCATGGAAAGAACAGAATAATTGACAAAATCTATTAAAATGTGTTTTAATGTGTATACATAGGAGATTTTAAATGTCCGTAAATCAAATTTTATCTGCCACCGCCACAGGGGCGGGTAGTCCTTTTCTAATAAATAGAGTGGCAACCCACACTATGCAAATGTCATTTACTAACGCCGGGGGTTCCTGTACCGCTTTGGTTGTTGATTTAGAAGGCAGCATAGACGGGGCTAATTGGGCCCAAATAGATACTCATACATTTTCCGGGCCGGAATTGGCTGCTAAAGTTGCGTTATCTTTTGCTTCGGGCAAATTGGTGTTGTTTGTTAGAGCTAATATAATAACGCTGACTGATACTGGTGTGACTACCGTTATAGTTAGTTATTTGTCTGGTAGAATACATAAAGGTTAATAGTGTATTAATAGTTTTAATACATTGTTTATATACGTTTGCTGAAACGATATTCAGCTTTTTAATAATTCGTCGTCCAGTACGATAACATGGAATAAGGAGAGATAAATGACTGTTGCAACTGAAGAAACCAAGGATGCTCAATTTTTAATTGATAATCCCGAGGAAGCTTCCATAGAAGAGCTTATAGAAGCTGGGATGCTAAATGACGATGGCACTGTCCCCGAAGAAACTAAAGTGGATGAAGTTAATAAAACTTCAGAAGCTTCAGAAAAAGAAGATGGCGCCAAGGACCAAAAAACCTCTGAAGCGAAGAAACCTGAAGAAAAAGACGCAGACACCGGCGATACTGGTGAAAAAGATGGTCCTGCCAGAGATGAAAAAGGACAATTTATTTCTGCCAGAGACGGCAAAAATACAATTCCTTATCACATACTGGAGGATACTAGAAAACAGGTTAAGGAAATTTCTCTGGAAAATAAGGAATTATTGGACAATTTAGCTAATCAGCGAAAGTTAAATGAAGATTTAGCTGCTGAATTAGACAAACTTAATTCCGGAGAAAAAATAGATGCAAAAACGGCAAAAGCTATTGACGCTATTGACTTTGATGCTATCGATCCGGAACTTTACGAAGAGGAATTTGGCGAAGAAATCGGAGCATTAGCTAGGTTGGTTAAACAGTTGGGAGTGCAAAATTCTGGTCTTGTAGATGAATTGAATAACGTTAAATCTACCAGTAATTCTTTGGTAAATAGACACGTTGGTAACATTCAAACTCAAGTTCAAGATATAATTGACTCTATTCCGGAACTTTCTGAATGGCAAGTTAAGGATCCTGATAAATTTACCAAAGCCCAAGAATTTGATAATATTTTAGAGGCTGACAGTAAATTTGCTAGTATGCCTTTGGAAGAAAGATTCAAAAAAGCAGTCAGTATGGTAAACTCTCTTTATGGGTTAGAATCCCGATCTAAAACCAGTAAAAAAGATGTCGATAAAGCGGTGGAGGACGCCAAGGCTAATGCGTCCCAGAAAAATATTACTTCGCTAAGTCACATTGATGCTACGGTTGAGGACAAACAGGGAATTGAAAAAGTTGAAGATATGTCTTCTGACCAACTTGATAGGATGTTCAATAGAATGACTCCCCAAGAGATGGACAGATGGACGCGTGATAATTTAGGAGGTTAATTAAATGGCAAATCCTGCTGGTACTACAATACCTTACGGTCATGCAGTTGCTCGTAAAGTATATGGAGTGGCTCTTTTTCATGATGCGGTTAGAAAAGGAAACTTTTCTAAACTCATGGCTGGCCCCCCGCCAACCGAGGGGGAATCTTTAAGTAAAGCGCGAGGTAAAGAACAAACTTCCGCTGATTATCCTATTGTCAGAGTTACAGACCTGTCTAAACAGGCTGGTGACGCAGTTACCATTGATGTATTTAATATAATCAAGGGTAAACCTGTCATGGGCGACGAGAAAATTACTGGTCGCATGATGGGGCTTTCTTTCTCAAGTGTCGAGTGTAAAATCAATCAGGTCAGAGGCGGCGTGGACGTTGGTGGAAAGATGTCACAACAGCGAACAAATTGGAGTCTTAGGAATATAGCTAAGGCTAATTTGGCTGGTTGGTATGCCCGTTTTGATGATCAATCTACGCAAGTACATCTTGCTGGTGCGCGCGGAACCCATAATGGTTCTGAGTGGGTCATTCCGCTTGAATCTGACGCCGATTTTTCCAAAATTATGGTTAACACGGTTAACCCGCCGACGTATAACAGGCACAAATTTGGTGGTGACGCCACTACAATTGCTTCGTTGGATGCGGCCGATGTTATTTCGCTAGGCACCATTGATAGGATGAGGAGTCTGTTGGACGAGTTGGATTTTCCAATGCAGCCAATTAAGCTTCCGGACGATCCCGGCAGTGAAGAGAATCCTCTTTATCTTCTTTTGTTGACCACCAGGCAGTGGTTCCATCTTTCCACCGCTACGGGCGCCACCGCTTGGCGTACTTTCCTATCTAATGCTAGAGAAAGGTCATCTAAGAATCCGCTGTTTACTGGTGAAACCGGTATGTGGAACGGAATTTTAGTTCGTAAGACCGCTCGACCCATTAGGTTTAGCGCCGGTGATGTAGTTAATATTTATAACTCAGCCGGCACAGCCGCCACGGATACAGTTCCGTCCGGCGTTACGATGGACCGCGCTCTTCTGTTGGGCGCACAGGCTTTAGCTAATGTGTATGGTCGCAGCCAAGGCAGCGATTTCTATTTTGATTGGTACGAAAGGAAGGTTGCCGAAGACCATGATAACTCTCGCGAGGTATCAGTCTCCGCTATGAATGGTAAGCAAAAGCTTACTTTCGATGTCGATGGCACAAGCACCGACCATGGTGTTATTGTTATCGATTCTTCTGCCCCGGACCCTAACGCTTAAGGAGGTGATTTAAAATGGCAGAACATGTAGGTGATAATTACACCAATTATTCTTGGACCGGTGGCGGATACGGTAATTTGATTGCGGGTGATGTGTGTAAACACGAGCTTGCGGCCGTTATCCAAAACGATACTGTCCAATTGATGCGATTGCCGGTGGGCACCGTGCTGATAGGTTTTATAGCCGTTTGGGACGCCCTAGGGGCCAACACGGTTATTAAGTTAAGTACGCGTGTAGGAACTACCATTACTGATCGCGTTACCGCTATCGGTACTGTAACTTCAGCCGGCTCAGCATTCTTGGCTATTGAACCCGTTACTATTGCTACTGAGTCCGATCTTATTGCAACTCAGACTGGCGCTGGTACGGGCGCGGGTACGTTATCAGTGGTGCCGCTATATATTAACCGCGGCAATTAAGGAGGGTTAATGTATGGCCACCACATATGGTTCTAGATACGTTGAGCCTGTATGGGAAGGCGGCGAATATGGCGGTAGTACATCTCGCTGGGGTATTGGTTCTTTCAATGCCGCAGTAGTTGGCGATATAGCCATAGTTGCTAGAATTCCCGCTGGTTCTTTGATTACTGGACTTCGTTATGTTAACGAAGCGCTTGGTACATCTGTGGTAGTTGATGTCGGAACTATGACCGCTTCAGCTAGCGCAGCTACTACGTTTTTTACTGATGCAGACATGGCGGCGGCCGGAAGTGGTTCTTGGGCGGGTGTTCCGCAGAAAGTCACAGAAGATACAAGTATCTTTTTGACTATTGGTGGGGCAACTACTACTGCTTCGGCTAAACTTGTTCATGTAATTGTGGATTATGTATTCAGAGGTACTAGTTATTCGCAAGCTTATTGATTTGATTTATTTATTGGTCGCCCCGGATACCCGGGGCGATCTAATTTATTATGGGAGGTAAAATGGAATTACACAGAGTTAAATATGTAGGAATTAAATCTTTAAAAAGAGATACAGTGTGTGATACCGGCATTACATGGACACCGGGAGAAGTTAGAAATGTGGAAAAGGATGTGGCCATTAGGTTGTGTAAGTATTCAGGGGTTTGGAAAGATGTAACTAAAGAAGTCAAAGCTAGCGTAACTAAACCAAGTAAACCGGGAAAAACTCCTTCGCAGATCGCTAAGACAGAAACAGAAGATCGAAAAACCGAAGAAGATATTAAAGGAATGCCTAATAGTGGCGTTATGAACCCGCCTTCCAAGGAATCTATTAAAAAAGTAGAGGAATCTATTAATGAAAGCAAAAGAGCTAGTAAGGCGATTTAGAGATCTCACTGATGACTTGGATTTGGGTCAAGAAGATGACATGCTTTGGTCTGACGCCGAGGTTCTTAGGTATTTAGACCAAGCCCAAGATGAGGCATGCAGGCGATCTAAATTAATTAGTGATTCTAGCACTTCTGCGGTTGTTGATATAGCGTTAAGTAGCGGAGTAGACACTTATTCAATGCACTCAAAAATTATTCGTATTGAAAATATAGTGTTAAATTCTACTAGTAAGCCCGTAGATATATATGATGAAGATTGGATGGACTTTCTTAAACCGGCATGGCGATTGGATACGGGGGATGTTGGCGCATGTATATTATATTGGGGTACGCGTAAAATTAGGGTTTGGAGACAGCCCACAACAAGTGATACTTTAAATTTAACTGTTAAAAGATTACCTATTATTTCTGTTACATCTTTAGAGACTGTATTAGAGATACCCGATGAATTTCTGCCGCCCTTAGTTAATGGCATGATGTGGTATGCTTATCAAAAAGCTGATAGTCAAACATTTAACCCGGAAATATCTGATTTTCACCATACTTTATTTTCACGTGCCTATGGGGACCCCACTAGCGCCAGAGAAGAAATGACATATAGAAATTCTCATAAAAAGAGGAGAGGCTCTAGGGCCTATTTTATATAGTGCCTGAAGTTAATTTTGAAAGATTTCTAGGTATAAATAATATTGCAGATCCCTCTAAAAATGGCATAGTTGTTACCGGGGATAATAAAGTTGGTATTGGGCTAACTAAAGCATTAAACGTAGATATTGATAACAATTATGCTATTTCGGTTAGAAAAGGTAAAACTAAAATATCATCGTTGACGGCGCATAGTTTGTCTAATGACGCCCCTGGGTATTTTGTTTTAAATAATACTCTTTGTAAAATTATAGATATAAATACTACAAATAATACTATTACTCATGAAGTTTTATATACTGGTTTAACCGCCGGAACCCAGTATAGAATGCGTTATTTAGAGATAGGTATGAACGACGTAATTTATTTTTGTAACGGCGTAGATAACGGTGTAGTCAGAAACGGGGAAATTGACACATGGGGTGTAGAGGGTCCCAATAGTTTTTATATACAATCTGTTGCCGGGGGTATTTTAAGAATTGGGACATACAGAATATTATTAACCTACGTCAATGAAAGCGGCCAAGAAAGTGGAGCCAATTATAATAATGGAATTACAATTACGAGTGAAGGACAATCCATCTCTATCAGTAATATTGCTGTTTCTTCTGGTTCTACAATAAAATACATTAATATTTATGTTACCGAAGTAAACGGATCAGTATTTTATTTAAAGGGAACAATTAATAATGGGGATACTTCATTTATTATACACGACACTAAAAATATGGGGGTGCCTATAGACAACCCGTATGTGATGGCGCCCCCCGTCGGTGAAATGCTAACTTTATATAACGGAAGAATTTATGTAGCAAAGGGTAGGAATATCTATTATAGTGACTCTTATAGATATGAACGATTTAGTATTGAATGGCTACCATTTAAGAGTAATATACGGATGTTAAGGGCCGTAGGTAGTGGTATTTGGATAAGTACAGATAATCAAACTATATTTTTAGAGGGATCTGATGTAAGCGAATTTAGATATAAATTAAAAGCTGAGTATCCATCGGTTAAACATACTGATGTAAGTATTTTGGGCGGGGCCCTCGATGAATATTCCATCATATGGATGAGTACAAGAGGAGCGTGTGTGGGTTCGGATGTTGGAGACTTTAAAAATTTAACAGAAGATTTTTATGTCCCAAATATAAGTTCATCTGATGGGGTTGGACTTTTTAAGCAGGAAAATGGTATGAATCAATTTATATCAATATTAAATAATGTTTCGGAAAACATAGAAAAGTTTTCTAATGTCTCTATTACTAGAAATGTTAGGGATAATTTTAATCCAGATTAATAGGAGAATCAAATGACTATTCGAAGGTCTACTTTTTTAAGAAAATCTATGTTGGGCACTAACGATCTAAAAACTATTTTATCGGCAGGGTTTATAGAAATTAGAACGGGCGCACAGCCGGCGTCGTCTAATAGTGCGGCCACAGGTACACTTCTTTGCAGGATTTATTCTGTTGAGGGTACCTCCACTGGTATTTCATTTGATGCCCCGGTAGATAACGTTTTATCTAAAGCTGCTGCGGAAACTTGGTCCGGTACTGGGCTAACCACTGGTACGGCTGGCTGGTTTAGATTTTATCAGTATAATACTAGTTACGCTAATTCAGTTACCGAAGGCCAAAAAGATGATTCATCCTCTAAAAATAACTCCAGATTTGACGGCTCGGTGAGCACATCTGGAGCTGATATGAATCTATCTTCAGTATCTGTAGTTTCCGGAGTTTTAGTTACTATCGACGCATTTTCTATCACAATGCCGGAATCTTAAAATAAGATTCCAATTGTATAGATATAGGAGAAAAGTATGTCAGTAGGTCTACTTTTACATTTTGATGGGAATCATTTAGATAATACTACTGTAGATTCATCAGGAAACAATAACACTGTAACCTTAGAACCTACTGCATACTTATCCAGCTCCGAAGTAAAGTACGGTTCTACATCCGCGTATTGCCCCTCAGAGTATGGAATTGTTGTACCAAACCATTCGTCTTTTGAATTTTCATCTGGTGATTTTACCGTTGATTTTTGGTTTAATGGTAATATAAGTAATGGTAATACTCTTTGGCTGTATTATTATGCTAGCAACCAATATGCAAAAGTTTATTATTCTGGAAAAATATGGTTTGTGTATATTGTAGGTGGCTACCCCAACTATTTTGCGATTAGTAGCACTTCTTCGTCATTTAACGGATTTAACCACGTTGCTGTAACTAGAAGTGGTTCTAATTTTTATTTGTTTATAAATGGTGTTCTTGAAAACACCGGTAGCTATGGTGG